GTGAAGGTGTTCTGTCTGCATGTCGTCAGCCGGGACTGTCAGAACACCGGATAAGCCCGGAATAATTGCAATATACAGCAAAAGAAAAGGGGGCACAAGGCCCCCTTCCAAATATTTCCTAAGAAATATTAAGCTCCTTGTGAGCCAAACATGCCCAGTGGGTCAGACCAGCCGAAGCTGTAACGCTCACGAGACTTGTAACGGACGTTACCTGTATCAAAGTCACCGTCCATGCTGTTAGCCAGCGGAGTACGGATGAAGTGCTTCATGCCGTTTGGCACGTCTGTACACAGGAACCAAGCATTGGTGTCAGTCAGGTAGTGGTTAATGGTGTAGCCACCAGAAACTGAACCGTTGTTCTTCAATGCGTTGATATCGTTGTCAGCAGTGCCGACGCGGAGTTCTGTTTCCAGCAAGCGAGTTGCAACGAATTGCAACGATGGAGGAACGATCAGCTTCTTAGGTTTAGAGGCGATTAGCAAGCCACGCTCATCGGTCCACAAGCTGATCTGAATAACGGCGGCTTCCAGAGAAGTCTCGTTCAAATCGGCAGGGGTCGTAGGAACGTTGCTGTTGGTGCCACCAGAAACCAAAGGATGCGAAGCGCTAAACAGAGGAACGCCATCACCGCCGTAGTACTGGCTGGAGTTGGTGAAACCGTTGTTCAGAACCGCAGCAGCTTTGACTTGCTTGGTATAAGCCATCGAACGGGCCAGAGCTTTGGTGTAACGAGCAGACAGTGAGTCATACAAGTTGTCCTCGATGGCCTCTTCGGTCAGCGAGAAACCCTGAGCAATGGTTTCGTGGTTGTAACGAGCAGTCCAAGCTTCCTGCGCATTGTCATAAGCGATGGCAGAGCCCTCACTCTTAACAGGTGCGGCTTGGAAGCCAGACAGTTTCGTCTCTTCTTCAAAAGAACGCTCAGAGGTTTCAGTCTCGTAGAGTTCCCTGTGCTCTTCTTTATAGGTTGCGTACTCGAGACCAAACAAAGCGTTCAGACCGGGGAGCAGTTCTTTAAGTAGTTGTGCGCGTGAAATTGCCATGATTTAGCTCCTTACAGGCCGACGTTGTTTAAATACGAGTGGGCACTGGGGTTGAACTTAACCAACACATCAGTGAACGCGTCGCCAATTTCTGAGAAGCCTTCCAGCTCAACAAAACCCACAATACGGAAAGCCGCAGCAGTGGTTTGCACTGTAGATTCCAAAGCGCTAGTTGAGTTGCCAGTCTTGGTAGAACCAGTGCTGGTGCTCTGTACAGCGGCAAAGAAGGTGTTAGTGCCCAAAACTGTTTGAGCGCCAGAACCATCTAGCTGTGCTTGGAAAGCAACGCTAGGGTCAGTGATGACCTTGGCCGTAACCACACCAGTTGTGCCGGAGGGGTAAAACTGAGCGTTAATCACCTGACCTTGTGCATTGACATATTCGCAGCCGACGAAAACGCCGATTGCGCCGACGCCGCTGCCGCCAAGGTTGTTGGTCGTAATGTCGGCACCGGTGGCGGTAGAGATGGCTAGATAGCCGTCCGCGCCAATAATGACTACTTGACCGTAGAAAATATTGGTGGCTTCGCCAGCAGGATCAATCAGAAAAGTCTGAGTTGCGCCTGCATAAGGCATGCCATCAATACGGTTAATGGGACGTAGCCCGTAGGGGGTAGCTGTAGCTGCCATTTAATGACTCCTAAAATTTATGTACCTTTTCCAAAGCTCGTCGAGGACTTCTTCTCGTTAAAGATAGGCATCCTTGGGTCGCTCTGGCGCATCAAATTGTTATCCACTGCACGAGTCTGAGCATCGGTAACCTTTTGCACGCTTGCATTACGTTGCTGAACAAACTCAGTTGGTGTCTTGCAGAGCAACAACCCGCCAATCTCAATGCTGTCTTTAAAACGGCTATTAGGATCGACTAACAGTTTCATTGTAGGCTGCTCTTCAATAGTGACGGGCTCCCAACCTTCACGGAGTTTTCCAGAAAGGTTACGGGGATCAGACACGTTCAAAGTAGCAACTCTAACCCAACGGTACGCAAAACCCGGTTCCTTGTCAGGCTCCGGCAAGAGTTCTGCTGGCATCCACTGTTTAGGGCGCTCCTGCATGGTCCTGCTTTCAACTTCGCGTTTTAATCTGTTGTTTTCGCTCATCTCAATTCTCCAGTTTTATTAATTCACGAGCATATTGCTCGGGGGTAAGGCCAAATTTTTTAGCCAATCCAACCTGCGTTTTAGTAAGCATGACTTTTTTAGGGGCCGTACTTCGTCTAGCGGGCGCTACCACCGTGCTTGTACGTGTGCGAGTCGGTTTTTCAACCTCTTCGTTCTGCTCGGCATCAAATTCCTCGGGGAACCGTTTGCGAACCTCTTTGTCGATACTCTTGAAGTATTCGTCTGTGCCTATATAGGCTTTTCCGTAGCGTTCCTCAAGGTCCTCGTGAACACCCTCTGCGTATCTACGCATTCCTCTCTTGCCGGGGTCTACAAACCATTGGTTGTCGGATACCCAAGAAGAGACTTTGGGGTCCATTTGAGGTTGGACTTGAGTCTGCTTTTGCTGAGTTTGTACACTATTTTCGGGAACTTGTACAGTAGGACGAAAATTTTTCGTCTTATCAAGCTTCATTTCAGCCCGAACTAGCTCTTTTTGAGCCGCCAAAAGCTGGTCAGAGTCTCCCGAATCGTAGGCCTCTTTATAGTTACGCTCGGCTTTGTCCATCTCCATTTCTGCGGAGTTTTTATACGTATCGATAAGTTCAGTTTCGCCTTTTTGCAACAGTTGCTTAAGCTTGTTGTTCTCATCGAGGATACGCTGGGCTATGCCCAAAGCCTCATTTTGCTCGCGTAACGCCGATTCTTTCAAGCGGCGCTCATCGTGCCAAGCCTTTTTATACTGCTTGAACTTGGTTTTGACGTTGTGAGAGTAGTCCTCCGACGAATCAGCCTTCTCCAGCGCTTCCTTCACGTCATCCGGGAGTGGATCAATATTGCGGTCTGCGGGAGGGGTGTCGTCTTTAATCTCTACCTTCACCTCGTCGGAGTCTTCTTCGTACGTAACCTCAATATCAGATTCGGGTTTACCCTTATCATCTTCGTCAATTTCGTGCGGGAACTTATATTCTTCTGCTTTCGTTGCCATTACATGTCTCCTTTAAGAGTGACGTTTGATTCCACGCGGGTCTTCAACAACAGCCTCAACAGAGTCGTCGTTAATGATGCGGAATTCTTTACCGTGGATGACCAGTCGGGTGCCAGCGTTTGGCCGTACCAGAATGAAATCACCTTTTTTGCACCAAGGCCCGGTGGGGAACTTAGTAGCGTCTTTGTAGCAGTCGGAGCCCAGATCAACAACGAACAAGACGGTGGTCAACAGTTCATCGTATCGGATGGTCTCGCTAGATTTAACTAGCTCGCTGCCTTCAAACTTCTCCTTTTGCTCTGGGATAGCGCAGAGAATCTTGTAGCCCATAGGCTTTGGTAGCTGTTTCGCTTTCTCTTCTTCAGTCTTGTGCAGTAGGGCGGACAAGTCCACCGCCTGAACCAAGTTGATATCACTCATCTAGTTTCTCCATGTTCCTTGTGAGGTCTGTTATAAAACTGCGAGCGGTGAGCAGACCCCTAATTTCCCCACACATCGCGCAGTACTCGTCAAAACTCTTCGCGGCTTTTGCCCCGAGAGCTTCTTCGACTTGTTTGACTTTGTTGTCAATGTTGTCTGTGACCACTTTCATGGCCTGTAAAATTTCGTACATCAGTCACCTTTACTTGGTTTTTTCTGATCCTGCTGCCTTCTTTGCGCCTCTAGCATCATCTGTTGCTTCTGCATGTCTATGCCTGCTGAGAAGCCAGCCTTCTCATGCGCGTTATCCTGCTGCTGTTTTTCAGACTGCATCTTCATTGCAAGCTTCACGCCTTCAGCCTCCTGCTGCGCCTCAATACGCTCACGCTCGATCTGAATCTGCGCTCCTTTAAGCTGCGCATCAGACGCGTCTTTCTGTGCTTTACGCTGCAGGTCCTGCTGCTTGATCTGAAGCTCGGCCTGCTGCAACTGGATGAGCGGGTCTTGGGCCATCTGCTGGTTCTTCTGTTGCTCTGCCTCTTGCATGTGCTGCTGGAGGAGTTGCTGAGAAGCCTGTGCAGCCATCTGAGAGACTTTGATCTCCATGTCTGGAGCCATCTGCGCTTCGTCTGAGTCCTCGTTGTATGGCGGCAGGGTCTGGCCCATAGTCTGTTCAACCTGCCTGCGGTACTCCATGCCAAGGTGCTCAAATACGTGAGCCATCATTGCCGCCTGTAGCGCTTGCGCTGCCTGCGGGTTCATACCAACGATGCTCTGGATTTTTGGGTCTTGCATTGCCGACATGTGTACAGCTATGTGGGCCTGATGATCCTGATAGATAAACGCCTTGACAGGTTTGTTTGTCAGGATGTTCATGTTCTCAGTGACCGGGTCACGAGGCTTCATGTCGTCAGCAATTGGGACCAGCTTCTGGAAGTTTTTAATGCCCAGTACCTCAAGCATCTGCCGGTGCAGCAAGGGCAAGTCATACAACTGTGGCGCTGTCTGCGCAAGCTGCAAAGCTGCCTGATACTGAACAACCTTCTGAGCCATAGTGGCTGCGTTGGGATCGCTAACTGGTATCACATTGACTTGGTCGTAGTCACTCTGTTTAACAGAAGGTGAGCCCTCTTCTGGCTCGTATGCGTAGTCGGTTGGAGTGAACTCGCGGATGATCTCTTTGAGCAGTTTGAATTCCTGCTTCATCGAGAAGTGGATACGAGCCTGAATAGCAGACATTGTCTTCAACTGCCGCTCAAGAATTGCCAGCGTAGTGCCCACTGGAGCCTGAGCCGACATATCAGAAGTGTTGAGGTCAACAGTGCCAGCGAACCGGCGACCATCATCAATGATCTGGTTCAACAACTGCAACAGAACCTGACTTGGCTCCTTGTACGGCAGCGGCATGATGTTGTCGCGCATAGAGCCGCTAGGCACGTCCATATCACGGAACTCACCCGGAGCAATAGGTGTGTCGTCACCCTTGCCACGCAAGCCACGAGTCTTAAAGCCGCCGGGCAAGTTGCTCAGCGTACCAGCGTCTACCAGCTGACGAATGAGAGAAGTGCCAGATTTAGCAAACGCACCGATCAAATGTATCAAACCGAAGCAGTAGAAGCCAAAGCCCGGGATGTAACCATAGTGGACAAAGTGTTGACGCTTCTGGTGCGTATCGTCGTCCTGCTTCCAGTTGCGCCTAACTGCCATTACCTCGCCAGTGCCCTTCTCAATGGTCACCACATACGGCAGTGCAATGCCCGTCTCTTCTCCGTCTTCGTCCTTATGCTCATAACCGGGCAAGTCAAGCTCGACGTGCATCTCCAGCAGCTTGAACCGATTGTCTTCAGAGGCACGGAAGCCCAGCTTCTCAGCAATCTTCTTCTCGACCTCATCCATCACGTTGATGGGAGTGCCAAGCTCAACCTTGCGGTAAAAGCCCGAATGCTGGAGGACCTTTACCTCGTTCTCCGTCTTACGCATGACGTGGGTCACACGCTCTGCCATCTCAAGAGACGATGCCCCATACGGCACGACCATATCTTCCGCAGGCACGAACATAGACACTTGACGGTCTAGCTGCACGTCAATATAGACTTTCTTGAACGCATTACCAGCCAGACCCAGACCCCAGAGCATGCGCTCGTGCTCGGGCCGGAACTCAGTCATCACCTCTGTCAGCTGGTAGTTCATGTCCTCTTGGACACGTTCAGCCGCAGCCTTCTTATCTGGGGTTTCTTTGCCGATGATCTTGGTCTTGACGGGGCCCATTGCGGGGAAGGTCTCCATCATGGTCTCAGCTTGGAACTTCACCACTGACTCAGTAAGCAGCGGGTGGTAGACGCCGCAAGCGCCGGGCCACGGCTCCATGCGTTCTTCCAGCTTCATGCCTAAGAGTTCTAGCCCATCAACATAGGTCTGCACCCAATCTTTGCGGGAAGACACGTCGTTCTCAAAATCTCCGATCAAGTCCCCAGCCAGAGTAGCCAGCGCATCCTCGTCCATATCTTCAGCAAGGTTGGCGTTGAAGTCGTCGTCTTCTTCCTCGCCCTCTTCGATCCGCATAATAGGCATGCCGTCGATACCAATTTCAACCGCCTCGGGGTCTTCAATGGTAATCTCGAGCGCAGGCTCATCACCCTCATCGATCTGGTCAAGACCTTGTGGCGCTTGATAAAAAGCCTTATCCATATTAGTTGCCATCATGTGTCCTTAGTAATACACAGCTTTTTTGCGGAAGTTACGCATAAAATTGTCTTCCGGCTCGTCAGACGGTAGACGGATGAACCCACCCTGCCGGAATCTTAACAGTGCAAGGGTTGTAGAGTCCACCAAGTCATCGTTTGTTCCAGAGGGGAAGTCGTTGCACTCTTCGATAACTTCTTTGGCCCAGCGTCTGTCTGGCGCAAACACAACTCCGCCTTCAAACAGCGCAGACACCGCATTCACACGGGCTATCTTGTCTTGTCCCTTGCCGGGGGTGAACTCTTGCACGGGTATGCCCATACGCCGCATCTCTTGGTAGAGGGCTGCACCGGCTGATTTCTTCTCAACCATGAACGAATCAGGCTCCCATTCCTTGTACTCTTCTAGCACAAGTTTCTTTAAATCGGGGTATTCCAGCCGTTTTTTGATTGCATTTAACAAAATAATGGCGAAATTGTTTGTTTCCTCGTTAAAAAACACGCCCCAAGTGGTTAAAGCGTTGTAGTCGGCCCGATTATTTGTCTCTTGGGCCGCATCCAGACTCATTATGGTGAATTCGCACGTGGGAGGGGTCTCGCCGTCCCACAACTGCCACCATTCCCTCTTAATTAGAGCGCCTTCCTGAGACGTGGGCTTCTGCATGTACTGAGCATTCCAGTAGCGCACGTCCAAAGCAGCTTTTTTGGAGAGTAATTCCTCCACAGGCCAGAATTCAGGCCAGAGCGCCTCTCCGTCGTCCTTAATTGCAGGAAACTCGACCACTTCCCACGGATCAACGTCTTCATTTCGCTCGGTCTGCTGCACGATCATGCCCGTTAGGTCCAATTTGGACCAACGAGTCATCACAATAATGATTGCGCCTCCCGGCATAAGACGCTGAAGAGGGCCAGACTGGAACCATTCCCAAGCAGGTAGGAAAACATCTGGCCTACCTGTTTTAGCCTCTTGCTCAGAGTGAGGATCATCAATAATAAAAAGATCAGCGCCACGACCAGCCAAAGCGCCACCCACACCAATTGCAAAGTACTCGCCATTGAAGTTTGTCCCCCATCGTGAAGCAGATTTTGAGTCGCTTTGAAGCTCTACTTGCGGAAATATTCCCTTATAAGCTTCCGATCCAACGAGGTTACGCACGCGACGGCCAAAGTTAACAGCCAAATCCGCCGTGTGAGAGCCCATGATAATTTTTTTCTGAGGGTGCTTACCAAGAAACCATGCTGGCGCAAGATAGGATATGAGTTCAGACTTACCATGTCGTGGAGCAATATTAACGATGACGCGTTTCTTCTTTCCCGCAGCGATATCTTCAAAAATCTGTATAAGTTTAAGGTGGTGAGGTCCGACCTTATAGCCCGGGTAGACGTGATTGATGAAGTCAAGAAAGCTCTCCTTGCCCAAATTCTGCGTTATTCGGGCGTCATAGTCCTTCAATAGTTCAAGGGTGCGCCTTCTCCTTTTATCAGGCATGTCCGGCAGTCCCTGCCGAAGCTTAAAAATCTTATCAGGCGTCAGGCTTTGATTCATTTTTTATGATTTCACGAGCCTCAACATCGATGAACTTGTTCTCTAGGCTGTCTAGCGTCTCAAGAAGTTCTTTTTCTACTTCTTCAGCGGTCATGATCTTGTGTGTGACTTCAGAGCGTTTCTTGAACGCGTCTACGCCGTCTACTTCGCCCAAACTTCTTATAGCAGTGAGACGAGCTTTGGGGTCGCGTGCGTGTTCGATCTCATGCACGAGCTTGTTCACTACGTACAGCTTGAAGTCGGACAGTTCTTCTACGATCGAGACGTTCATCTGAGCAACCATGCCTGCAAGAAACGCTAACGTCTCGTTGGGGTACTTAGCAAACTCCGGCCTAAATTTAGGGTCGGACGCCATCTTACGAGCTAGCTCTGTAGCTTCGTCTGCGTTCTCTCTAGAGGGGGTGAGTTCTTGACCTGTTAAGTCAGACATGAGCTTGACAACATTGGCACGCATCTGCAGTTCTTCGGCAGGCGACAAGTCCGGGAACGCCTCTTTAGCGTTCTGTGGCAGAGGAATGTTCTCCTCGATGTTCGGCACGATCTGGTCCATGTCAGCGGAATCTCCGTTGTTTGCGTGAATGTATCACAAAAATATATCTTTGTACAAGGGGTATGGCAGCACAACAAGTTGTTCTGCCCAAGTAGGGCCGGAATCCTACCGGGGGGGTGTCCAAAATGTCCAAAGATTGACGGGCGTGTGTAATTGGATAAGGGGTGGGGTGTTACCTAAAAGGGATTGAAATGGCAATAAGGTGCAGCGGCTAGCCACACCTAATCGGCTGGAAACCCGCATGGATGCTGGGTTCTTGCGAATTACGCATGAGGTGCGGTTCTAATTTTACTTTACTTATAAAATATTTTTGGAGAGCCCGGCATGTGTAATTAGTCAGCGATGACACCTGTTTGAGTAAAAGGTCCTGTGTAATTCACTTGAGATTTGAAAAAATGTGGGGTTATTTGTGCGTGTTAGGGGGTATGGGGTATGCGGGGGGACCCATTGAGCAGCTTGGGGGGTGGGGGGTGGGGGGTGTCCCCCGTCAAACTTTACTTATGCCCCCCTTTCACCCCATACTGTATTCAATGCAGCACACAGTGTGATGCAGATAAAGGAGGCCACATGGTCATGCAAGCAGTACGTAAGTGGATTCGTACCCATGGTATCTACACCGCATCGGTGTCCCTCACTACTAGCACCTCGGTGCATAAGACGTGGACTAAGGGTAGCGCACTGGAGTGGATGTGGTTGCACAAACGCAAGCAGGCTGTAGCAGCACAGCAGTTCAGTAAGGTGACCAACCTGTTTGGTCAACGCATTGCGGTTCGTTACTACCGCTAACCATCGAGGGGCTTCGGCCCCTCTTCTTTAACTTAGGAGATGATATGCACAACGTATACCTCGGCCTTACGGCCATCATCGGTACAGTGACACTAGGTGTTGGCCTCTATGGTCTGATCCCACAAGGCATGTGGTTGTACCTCGTTGCTACCGTATGGGGAACAGTGGTAGTCACATGGTCAATACTGGCGCTAAAAGACAGTAGTGGGTGGGAAGAACACGCTGACCACCATTACCATGAACTGACAAACGACAAGTAATAACAGGGAGCTTCGGCTCCCTTTTTTGTGCCCTCACTTTGCTCCACATATAGTAATGGTGTGCGCTTTGAGACCAGTTATTTTCCGTCGCGCGTATGAGTGCGTGCGTGCCACAAGGCCGCTAGATATAGCCTCACTCCCCAGTGAAACTTTACTTAAGACCCTCGACTATGTCACTATTACATCACTGATTCAGCAATTCCGCTGATTCGGTATTTTCTCAAACCGTTCATTTTATGGAGATTTGAACATGGCTACAAAGTCAAAGTTAGAAGCTACTACGGTAGCATTGTTAGACGCTGGTATTGCATTATCAGCTACCGCTAAGACCTTCACTTCACTGAAGGACTCAGCCTTTCAACAGGCCGGAGCCTACCAGACCTTGGAGTCAGTAGCCCGATACGCTTTAGCAGAGATTAAGGACTTCCCAAAAGAAGTGCCTACTGAGGCGAAAGATGCGCTCTACGAAGGCTACCGCATGAAGTTTGATACGCTTCAACCCTCAGTCTGCTATGCAGTGATAAACGGTCACTATGTACTTGCTACGCAAGACCATATCAAGACCGACAATGTTGAGAAAATCAATGTTGGTATCCCGTACGCCTACAGTTACTCAGCACAAGAGTTTGGGAAGTTAGCTAACACTAACCCAGCCCTTCACGCTCTTGTAAAGGGTATCAGGGAAAAGACTTCTACCTATTGTTCCAATAGGCTTGGAGACTTAAAGAGAGCGGCTACGAAGCTTCTCAATGAGGGTAAAGAGCGTCAGCGCGGAGTCAATAAGGACTTTGCTGAGTTTGTCGAAGCTTGGTTTAAAGACGCCGCACCAGACCGTTTGGTATCAGCTAAGAATCGCGGAGACGCTACGGCTGACTCTAAGAGATTCAACGAGGCGAAAGTAGCCTTTATGGTGAAGTGGAAACACTCAGACGCTAAGTAATTAGCTAGCCAGCCCCACAGATCGAAAGGTCTGTGGGGTTTTTTTTCGCCTGTGCTATTTGAGACCAGTTATTTTCTGTCGCGCGCGGGAGTGCGTGCGTGGCTGGTAGAACACCTAAATAGCGTCCCATTCCCTCGTGGAACTTTACTTAAGCCCCTAGACTGTGCCACTATACATCATCGCTTAGAAAACAACTAGGCGATATTTCATTAACTTTATAGGACAACATCATGACAATTTCATCGCTCAAGGATCTAGGTTATCAACAGGCCAAAACAGGTGACAGCTTAGAAACCCAAGCACAGTTTGCATTGGACAACATAACGGGGTTTCCAGAGGACATGCCAAGCGAAGCAAAGGATGCCTTGTATGACGGGTATCGTATGCGTTACAGCGAGCGTAAACCCGCCACAATGTACGCTGTGATCAACGATCACTATGTGATAGCCACACCAGAACAGGTGCAGAATAAAAAGATCGAAAAGATCGATATCGGTGTGGCTTATGCCTTTGCCTACTCATCGCAGGAATTTGGCAAAATGAAGAACACAAACCCTGCCCTGCACGGCATCATCAAAGTCATTCGGGATGATGTGGCTAATTACTGTTCTAACCGATTAGGTGATCTAGAACGCGCCGCCAAAAAGCTCATTGCCAAAAAGGATGGGACATCTAGGACAACCCTAGACTTTGCTGAATCAATGCTCAAGTCATTTTCAGCGCAGGAAAAGTCAGTGAAGATAAAACAGGCCAAGGGTGAAACCACAGCCGATGCCGCTAAGTTCAGCCTTGCTGTAAAAGCATTCTGGACGACATACAACAAATAACACTGTTGTAGATGACGCCCCTGATCAGAAATGGTCAGGGGCTTTTTTTTGTCCCGATATTTTGAGACCAGTTATTTTTCGACGCGCGCGAGAGGGCGCGCAAAGCGTGGACAAGGAGCTTAATTAGCGTCCCACGCATGCGTGGAATTCATTGCATCGCCTACCGTTCTCAGAATTGACATGGCTAAAACTAGGGGTTGCATCGCCTACCGTTTTCAGAACTGACAGGCTGAGGGGCTTGTTCTATTTTTTAGTAGAACAAAGTGCCTTTTAGTGTACCGCAATAGAACAAGAAAACTGAGCATCCATGCGGGTTGCAGAGGTTTTGTTCTATTTGTACTACGATTTTGCGGGGTATGCCTAGTTTTTGAGAAAAGTGCAAAGGACGAGGGCTGCGCAGCCGGTGCAGCAAAAACGACGAAAAAGAGGAGCATATACCTCTTTTCTCTAGAACAACAGTACAAACATATTTTAAATAAATAAATAAGTAATGAAATCAACAACTTACAGCGTTTTGACCCCCCATTTTCCGTTCTATAAGCATAGTATCAAAAGTAGAACAGACTAGAACGGTAGAACAAAAGCAAAATAGTCCTTGAACACATTGAACAATTGGAATATAATGAACACTTCTATATCAAAACGGAGGTTTTTCCATGTTGCTCAAGCCCATCAAGTCCCAGTCCACAGACATCATCACGCATGACGCTCTTTCCAAAACATTGCGTCAATGGTCAATCTACCTAGAAATTCCGTACGACACATTGCGTATGCGCTACCGCAGAGGATTGAAAGGTGACGAACTCTTCAAACAAAAACAGCCTTACGAGAAAAGCGGGGTCTATGCAAGATCACCGTCCTAATCTACTTTCTTTATTAACTGCTTGACTCAAATGTAAAGTTATGTTATACTACAGTCTGAGTCGGGAGGCGTCTTGCCTGTCACTCTGAATAGCGTCCCACGCATGCGTGGGATTTGTTTCAACCAATCGGTGTCCTTTGCAGGAACCACAAGGAGATGGAATGATAGTATCGTTTATGACAGCATTACCTGACAGACAGGTAGACCCAACCGCATGGATGCAAGCAATGCCCCGCGCAGTTCGCAAGACTCTGCGCCTTGCCAAGTCCAAGCAACGCAATGTCAATACCCACGATGGCGTGGATGACTACTTAGCGACAGAGTTCCGTGTCGATGCGTACCACTCGCAGAACCATGAGTTCCTTGATCGCTCTTATGGCTTCGATGAGTTCGGAGACATTGACGATGAGCATGAGGGGCTGACGCTCACTTCTGCCATGACCGAGGCCGAGTCGTTCCAGTACTTGACTGGCTACGACATTCTCTAATCATTCATTCAACTGAGCACCCATCGGTAGGTGGGTCACTAACTAGGAGATTATTATGGGACGCATGAAAGACATTGCAATCGACATCGAGATTGCCGACCAAGCAAAACGCACCATGTTCTTGCTTCTGTGCAACGGCAAACCCTTGGCGTTGTATGACCATCGGGACACAGCCGACTACGAGATGCACATCTGCATGCAGGGTGATGCACATGAGGGCCAAGAGAACAAGTACCGCATCAAAACTATGGGTGTCGTAACCCAAACACTGGAGAATGACTATGTCTGAAGAAGATGACGGCAGCTTTACTTGGAACTACAGGATTGTCAACACCAAGAGCCAGAACGGCGGCGATGATTGGTACTGTCTACAAGAAGTCTGCTACGACAACAAAGGCAATCCTACTGGCTACGGAGCACCTTGCACTGGCTCTGAAGATATGGAGTCTCTCAAGGATGTGTGGTACATGGTCAACGAGGCGATGGAGTTGCCCCCACTGCAAGAGGAAGATTTTAAGTAGTCTCGTTCCGATAGGACTTGACTTTGAGTGAAACACATAACGAGTAGACAGGGAACAACATGACTAAGAACATTCATAAACCAGAATGTAGGCAGTGCGGCGAAGAGTATCCCACTGGCAGGTGGGCTATTGGTTACAAGTGGTGTCTCCCATGCGGGGAGATGCTCGCCAAGGAGGTACGCAAATCATGGACAGTCGCACCCATGCACAAGAGCAACTACATGCTCATCACGGACATGAGCGACCTCAAGGGTATCAACAACAAAGGAGGGCTACACAGATGAACGACCCAGAAGAAACCGCAAAGCGGATGCTCAGCATATACAAGCACAGCACCTATACGCCGTACGCACGCGCAACAGACCACGCGTTCGCCTACGATTCTCATGACTCAGGGCGCAAGTTCTGGTTAGCCGTTCTGCAAGCTATGTATCGACTAGAGAATCAATACAAGCCGCTTACAGAAAAAACTTGAGCAAACCGCTTGACTCAAAAGTCAAGTTGTGTTATACTTATAGTAAGTGGGGAGAGTAGCTAGGCTACCCCGCTGTTTAGTGTCCCACGCATCAGTGGGATTTGTTTTCAACCAAAGGAGAGCGTTATGGAATTACACAAGCCCGATCACCTCATCAGCCTCGCCTCATCAGCAGTCCTCGTAAGCGTGGATGTCAATGTATGGTCAGCTACGAAGCAAGATCGCGTCATCAGCAACGAAGTCACTGCATCAAAGAATGCAGACAAGAAGGCGGGTCGGTATGTTAAGAATCTCTTAGCCGATCACCCCAAGCACAAGGCGCTGGTCAACTACCGGCAGACTATCTACAACTGGGTCAAGCGGCGCACCTATCGGTGGAACAACTCGCAAGACTTGCTACCAAGCGTGGACATGGAGCGATTCATGAACGAGTACCACGGACATCACCACGCGTTTAGTATGTTGCTCGTGGATTTCATTGCGTCCTATGACAGTATTGTCTCTGACATGGCGTTCAATGCGGGGGGCATGGGCGACATGTTTGATCGCAACGACTACCCTGCCAGAGAGCAACTGGTGTCAAAGTTCGGCGTTCAGCTATTCGTGTCCGAAGTTCCGATGAGTGACTTTCGCTGCCACATTGCGTCAGACATCGCTTAAGACTTGTTTGCGACATACAGTAAACAAGCCGAGCAAATATTG